ATCTTCCATAGTAGATGCATCTGGATCGGGGTAGAAGTTCCAAATAGATACAGAACTCGTCTGTGGAATTGTCTTAAATACTGGGCTATAAGTACCTTCTTCGTCCCAATTTGGGTACTCTTTATCAACAGCAAATGGACCTTTCATAATCCCTGTACCAAACAAGGCTGATTCAAAAGCAGCAGAACGAAGATGCTTCTTAGCATGGGACTCTTCTAGCTGGTCGTGAATCTTTTTCTCCATCTTCTTAGCCGCAATCTCGGCAGGATGAAGTTGAATAGAACTAGGAGTTTTTCCCGGACCCTCTTCAAGTTTTTCTGATACAGGCTCTAAATCTTCTTCTAGACCGCCCATACGTTGCATGTACTCAGGGAAAGTTTCTCCTGCGTTTAATTCACCAGTCTGCCCTTTTGCTTTTTCAAGCTCCGGATTAGTTTCAAAACTTACCGTATCAGGAACGTTGTCAGGGAGGATTGTAGGATCAATAGTAATAGGAAATTTGTGACCACCGAATAAAACTTCGGCAATCTGGCCATACGCAGCGAGAACTTTTGTCTTAGTAATCTTAACAAAAACTCTGGATTTTTCTGTAGATGTAAACTGAACATCAGGTCCATAGAGTCCACGGTAGTTACGGTAGGACTGGATCCAACGCTCTTCGTCTAGTTGACGGGCAGTCCCAGCTTTACTAAACTTGTCCTTTACGAACTGGACAATATGACCTGTCAGAGGATCTGAATAGTCTTCCTCTGCTAAATCTTCAATAGCAGTGGCTTCGTCTATATCCATTTCCATTGATTCAAGTTCTTCTGCCATGTCTTATCCTTAATATCCGAAAGTTGGATCTGATGCTTGAAAGCCTGTTCTTTGTGATGCAGGATCAAAGTCAAATATGTTACTTCTTGGTCGTGTCATTACACCATATCTAAGAGCATCATACAAGTGGTCTTCTGCATGTGTGTCTACATCTTCTGGATTTCTTTTATCCAGAGGTAGGCTAGGTATCTGCGATATAGAGTCCACACAAGTGTTAAAGAAAACTAGTCTGGGTTCTTCTGTAAACTCGTCTATCTGTAAACGTCTGTGCAACTCATTCTTACCCGCTACACGAGAACCTTTAGATCTATCTGAAGGTCTCCATCTACAACCCTTCATAATCATTTGTTCTGCAAGGCTAGGGCCAGTGTCTCCACGGTTATGCCACAGAGAAGAATCAAGTACTCCGTAGCGTATCTTCTCGTTAGATTCATTTTCGATCTCTAAGATCATGTCTGCTAGATCTGTAGCTGTGACCTTAGATACGTAGAGTTCTCTGTAGACTACCAGTTGTTCCGACCCAGGAACTACGGCAAACCATAATACTCCGGTGTAAGATCCGTAACCATAGTCACAAGCCCTAAAACGTGTCCAGTTACTCGGTATCTCATAGGGATCAATAACATGATCACGACGATTAAATTCTGGGAAGGCAGCGCCTTCATTAATATCCCAATCACCTTCAAGCAACTGTCTTCTCTGATGCTCAGGTAGAGATAAGAGATTAGCTTCGTATAAACCATCGTCTGATAGGTAAGGGTTGTCGAAGAGGGTGGCTGGTATAAATTTTCTTTTAAATAGAGGCTCACCCTCTCGACTATGGCCTTTTGGCCATGAAATCACGTTTCCGTTTTCATCGGTGGCAGAGAACGAATTATTCGGCGTTTGAGGGTCGATAAACGTTCTTTTTACCCACTGATGCCCAGGGCCACCTGGGTTGCTTGTTGCTCTCATATACAGTGGCAATCCAGATGCCCTAGTAGTACGGAGACGTGATCTCATATAGTTCCATGCGTATGGTGTAGGCCATTGTGTAAGCTCATCAAAGCCTATCCAGCTAAAAGCTTGACCTTGGTATCTCATGACGTCATCATCTCTATCAAGATATGACATCCACAATGTGGCACCCGAGGGGGCTACCCAAGTCTTATCTCTTTCCATAAACTTAATCCCAGGGATAGCTTTTGGATAGAGTTGTTTACTTACCGATATAAGCTCTCTAAGCTCTTCTGTACTACGACGAACAAGAAGCATTCGTGCATTCGGGTTCCCCAAATACCTAACTGGGTCTGCGACCATTGCGTAAGATTTGCCACCACCTGCTGCTCCTCCATATAATACTTCTTGTTCTGTTGCCGCCAGAAAAGATGTCTGTGGCCCAGGGTTTGGTTCAAAGATAACTTCTTGTGCAGCTTGTTCAAAGTCTATTTCTTCAGGCTTCGGTTGAGCTGGTATCGAGGTAGTCTCTTTGACCGAGCTGCCTGCCTTCAAGCCTTTCGGCTTTTTCAAGGGCTTCTTTATACCTTTGGGCGAGGTAACGTTGAGTTGAAGCTTCTGTCTTACGTTTTTGCTCAATTTTAACTCTCTTGTATAATCCTACGTGGGAAATATATCTTCCAGATTGAGTACTGAGCCAAGCGGAGACTTCTCTATAACTATAACGTTTTAAGAACTCCTTAGCTTTTTCAAACAATTCTAATTGTTCTGGAATTGGTAAGAGTATATCACAGTCTTCTGGATGTTGTCTATAGCCAAATGGAATATGTCTTCCAACTCTAACTGCAGCTTTCCAGATGTACTCCTCACCAATCTTTTCAGGTTTAGGTAGGGTCCAAGTCTTAGTTATCTTCATTGTCTTTATGAGGCAGTATAAACAGTGGACTTGCTGCAGAGACCTCTACTTTCTCTGTCTTCACAAAACCACTACGATCTAGCACATCTTTTGCAGCTGCCATCTTTTCTTTATTTCCCAGATCTGTAGGGCTGTTCATAATTTCAAACATTGAGTATGCAGCTTTAGTTGAGGAAGAGGCAATAAACCTCTTCGTCAGTTCTGCAATTTCATCTGTTAATGCTTCTGCCACTTGCCTAGAAGTTACAGCATCTGCATATCCAGCAAGCTTCTTAGCTTTGACCAGATTTCCGCCAGCTTCCTCAAACAGTACGTCAAGGAATTTTTGTTGTTTTTCTGTCAAATTTCTGGCCATAACCCTACCATCACTTCTATTGCTTTACACCCTGTAGAAAGACTTTTTCAGCAATCTCTCCACGTGTAATTCCTATGTCCTTTAACTCTTTGTCGGACATATTACGAAGCAGCCAGTAATCTGCACGTTTTTGCTGTGCTACTGCGATTGCTTCAAACCAATTGATTAACCATTTCATGTTTATAACTCCTGTTTCATGAGCATACCTTTTGTATGCATAGGAGTTATACCATACTTAGTTATACCACACTACTGACAATAACGCAACCCCGTTACCCGACTGGGACAAAGGTCTCTGTTACAGTAAGAATAGTATCAATGTGACCTGCACTTGTTGGGGTCACTTGTATCTTATCACCTGGCTGTAGAACTAGATCAATTTGATTGAAACTAGCATAGTCACCAGCATTAAGACTTTTACCTTTTAGGAAATGAGAAGTGTAGCTATCAGCTGCAACATACCACTCTACTTCAACAGTATTAGTGGAAGCACCCCCATTTACTACATGGATAAAAGTGATTTCTGCCACAGCATTAGCAGGGCAAACATACACGTCTTCTACACTTGTACCTGAATTGTGTCCATAAACAGACCTAATACGTGCAGGTTTACCTTGCTGAGAAAATGACATTACTTCTTCAATACCTTTTTGGCTGTCTTAACTACCCAAGCCTCATTGACCTCAGTGGTAGGATCGTCAGCAATGAAATGACCTTTATCGTTACGAGCACGAACCATTTCCAGTTCGTCCTCTCCCTCTAGAATAGGATCACCTCCCTCCGAAGCTAAGATAAACTCTAGGACTGCAGCATCCTTGGTATGCCACTCGCCCCTAATCTTTTCGGCAAGTACAGTACCAATGTGGTCTACTACTTTATCGTTCTCTAGTTTCATAACCTAGCCCTTATAGGATGCACCACACCTAGCCATGCCGCCTTTGTCATAGCCCATAGCTTTTTTGTTCTTAGTTGCGCCACCGTGTTTGTAGCCCATCTTCTTGGCTACTGCAGGAGCCTTCTTCTTTAGCGCCTTCATACCTGGATTCATAGGTTTTTTATTCATCATACCACCCTCGTTAGCTCCTGTGTGATAACCTTTGCCCCCACAGTGGGAACAACCCTTACCTTTACATTTTGGACACTTGGTCTTTTTCATTTCCTAAACTTTCTGGTTTTAGCCGCAATTGTCTTGGGCTGCTTTACAAACTGTTTACCTTTGGCATTCCCTTTTGCCTTAGCTTTATTCGTAGCTGCTTTTTCTCCGGGCGACAGTGACTTCCACGCCGAATCTGGTAAGTATCTTTTCTTACCCTTGGAAGGAGATCCGTCCGAAGTTCTCCATTTTTGTTTGCCCCAGTCTTTTAAAGACTTCTGTGGCTTCTTCATGACTTGTAGCCCCCGCCTTTTGCTTTATATTGCTTTGCAACCATTTGGGCTTTTCTCGCAGACCATTGTCCAGGTTTGCCACCTTTTCCACCCGCCTTAACTTTGGCGACAAGGTTTTTACGCATTGTCGGTTTAGTGTAATTACCAGCTGCATTTACTGTAGACTTCTTTTTCATTATGCTGATTTCCCTACTTCAAAACAAAGAGGCACTGCAACTACACCTTGAGCTACTAGGTACTCGGCCATCTTAGTTGCGTCATCGTTACAGGCAGGTTCTTCGTAGAACATTTCTCTCGTGTTGGCAAATACCTGGCAAGATGTGGCCATCTGAGTGCTGCATGCTAAGACAACGGCTACCCACATTACCACTTAACCTTGTCTGCCCAGTAGGCTGCAGACATTTTACCCTTTTTAATATTCTTTCCGTGTCTAGCTTTAAAACTTGCACGTTTCTTTTTCATCTTGTCTGATTCACCAGCTTTAGGTTTACCTGCAGTAGATGCACCCTTTTCACCAAACTTAATATACTTGTACTTACCATCCTCAGAGGCCATTACATGATGAGACTTACCACTGTCGTCATTAAGACGTTGTGGTTTGTTGACGCCTTTAAGTCCTGCGTCTTTCATCTTAGTTTTAACTCTCTCAGGGATAGCCATTATTTTTTACCTGCTTTACTATTTCTAGGGAAAGATCTATTTGCACGTTTAGTAGTTATAGATAGGTTTTTAGTTGAATTATCTCTAGGATTCCCATTACGGTGATTCACATCTTTACCATCACCTTTTTTAACTGCCCCAACCTTTTTAAGGGCATTACGTGCAGCATTTCTAGAAGCTCTATTCTTCTTTTGCTGGTCAGTACCTTGATAATTTTTGTACTCTTTTTTGTAATTTCTCATTAGTGTTCCACTTACATTAATTCAAAATGTGGGCCATCAATAAAAGGTCTTCGGCCTTGTGACCTACGTAGATCTACATAAGCCATCATAGCATCTTCAGCTGTGCCAGGATAAGATCTAATATCACCCTCTGACCAAGCTGCACCCCACTTGACAGCTACACCAAGTTCCTTAGCTGCCTCTTTCATTGCATCGCAGAGGTCATCGTATACGTTCAACTCCCAGCAACCCTTACCGTCCACGTAGGCCATAAGGTCTACTGCACGGCCCTCTAGGTGCTTAGACTTCATAGTCTGAGATTTACCTGCAGCTACAAGCTTCTCCTGCTCTTCCACTGTTCTCAGACCGTAGATTACTCCAAAGTCTACTTTAGTAAGCTCGATGGCACGTTTAACTACAGCTACTAAGCTTTCATCTACGCCTTCCATCTTAGCTAGGCTACGGTTAGATAG